CAGGCAACTATGGAATTAATTCAGAATGGTAAATATATTTCTTGGAATCTTCCAAAGAATACTACTATTCTACTTAGTTCTAATCCTGATGATGGTATGTATGCTGTTACATCTTTGGATCCTGCTCAACGTTCTAGATTTATTAACTTCCCTGTGAAGTTTGATATTGATGCTTGGGCAAGATGGGCTGAAAATCAACAACTAGATGGTCGTGTAATTAATTTTGGCATTTCGTATAGTCACGAACTATTTGAAAATGAAAATCAATTAAAGACTATCAATCCTAGAAGTTACACCATGTTTGGTAGAGCCATTTCTGGCGTTGCTGATTGGCAGAATTCAGATTCTCTCGCCATGATTCTTAATATTAGTAAGGGTTGTTTCAATGATCCAGATAACGTTGTTGGTAATTTATTTACTACGTTCGTAGCTAATAAGCTTGACCAACTTGTATCTCCTAAAGATATGTTAATGGAAAAATGGGAAACTGTTTATCCTAAAATTAAGAAGTGTGTTTACGATGAACACGGTAATTATAAATCTGCTGTAGGTGCTATCTTGCAAACAAGACTTCTTAATTATTCAATGTATTATTTTGATCAAAAGGGAACAAAAACAGAAGTGGTACGTGATAGATTACTTGAAATTCTTCACGCTCCAGAAATGTTATTCTCTGAAGATATTATATTTAATATTATTAAAACTCTTTGTGCGAAGTATCAGCAAAGAACAAAAGCTTGGATGCTTAATAACGAACTTAGAGGTAGAATTATAATGTAATGTTTTGAAAAGATACTGAATTTAATTGTAAGTTTTTTAGATACGAATATTTAGTTAATTGAAGATCTCATGGCATAGTAAATGATCCATTTTATGATGCTTCTAGGTGATATGATGATGTTATAACTAATGGAACAAATATCTATCCTAATCAAGATTTATCGAACATATCTAAACAGAAAGTAACATCTGTTGGCTCAAAATCAACTTTATTCTTTGATCAATCTTCAAAATTTCCTAGATTTAAGTTAGGACTTACAGATAATAAGAGATGTATTAAGATTCCAAAAGCAGATTATATTGTAGTATCTGGAGATACAAATGTGCGTACGTCGGATAAATATTATGTTGTAATAGAAGATTGTAACATAATATATTTTGTATTACAAGATGAATGAGACACCTGATTTGGAGGAAGATTAAGTGACTTTGAAACTCAATTGCTAGGATATCATAATTTTACTTCTGATGCAAAAGTAATCTATAAAGGAAAGATTCAAAGTTATACAAAAGATTCTCTATATTTAGCCAAATATGTAAATGGCGAATATACAGTTCCGTTTATAACAGATAATGATTTAGATAAACTTTGTTGTAATATGTGTCCAGAACCAACCTATGAGGAATTTCTTTCTATTATAGATATGCTTAATTCTGATGACGCTAGCATTGTTCAATTAGGAATTAAAATGCTGGTCGGATATAATGTAGAAAAATATAAATTGTCATTTAGACTTATCCTTCAAACTAGAAGCAACTGGTATACTTATTGTAGAAATCTTGTGGCTTGTAAGCAATTAATGGAAACTCTTGGAATAAATCAATATTATATTAACGATAGTTTTTCATATGGATCCTCTCATTGTCAGAAAGCAGGAGAAACTTATACTGCTGAGGATGTTGCTATAGCTAAGAAACTTGCATATATGTTTATAAAGGAAGACGTTCAAAGATACGTTAATAATAACTATTTCAACAATTCTTTTATTTGGCTACCTGATGAAAGAACAATCAAACTTGAATAAATTAATAGCGATATCTGGAGTAAAAGGATCCGGGAAGGATTTAGTCTCGAATATGTTACAGTACTGTCTGAGTGTCCCAAAGATACTTAGGCGGTACTGTTTTTACAAACGTTTTAAAGGATTAATATATCCAAAATATAAAATCCTTGCGTTTGCGGATCCATTAAAGAAGATGCTATCTGACTTACTGAACATTCCTTTAGAAGAGTTTTATAGTCGTTCTTTTAAAGAAAAATGCATCATAGATGTTTCTACTTTAAACATGTCTTTTGAAACACAAGGACTTAGAGTATCTGATTCTAGATTCAATAAGCTAGTTAAAGAGTTAAACCCAAGCCTGACCGAGTCTTATTTATCAATTCGACAATTACTTCAATACTTTGGAACAGAAATAATGCAGAAATATTTTGGAAAAAGAGTATGGATTAATTCAACACTTAGAAATTGTTCCAAAAATACTATAATTTCTGATTTAAGATTTATTGAAGAATATAACGCTATCAAAGAAAAGAAAGGCGTTGTAGTATATATCAACAGACCTGGATACGAATTTGGGCAACATGCTTCGGAAAGAGAAATGAAAGAACTGTTGGAAAATAATAAATTTGATTTTATCATTAACAACAATGGTTCCATAGAAGACTTGTTTAATCAAGTTAAAAAATGTTGTGAAACAATAGAAAAATACTAATATGTTTATAAAAATAGTCTTAGCGTTACTAATAATTTTTACTGCAGTTGCTATTGGAGGAGTACTAGCTTTTTGGATGCTGGTTTCATGTTATGCTACAGATCCTAATTATTGGAATAATAAAGTAGAACCTTTCTTAAAAGATGTACGTGAATGGGTTGATGCAGGAAATAAAGTAAAAAATTATCCAACAGATAGATTAGAAAAATTTATATAATATTTATGACAAGTAGAGAAATAGTTATAGGTTTAATTGATAAAGGCGCAATAGACGGAAAACAAGCTGCTACTCTATTAAACGATATTTATCAATCAGAATTACTAGAATCATGAAAAGCTTTAAATAACAAAGAAAATCATGATTTAGCAAAAGATATGTTAAAAGACAATGGAGGATATTGAGCTCCTAGTACTTGAGCAACTACAACAACCGTTCCATTAAATACAAGTTATGCAATAACTGCAGATGTTTCAGATGCAATAAGTACTGCAACTACTACTATATCTGCAAAGTAAATATAAAGCCCCTTACTGACTTCGGTCGGTAAGGGGCTTATTTTTTTTAATCTTCTTCAGATAATTGTTTTATTGTTCCTTGAAGTGTTCTAATAGCACCAATATTTTGAGATGCAGTATATGCAAATGATTGTTTGCCTTGAATCATTTTTCAATTGGTAGTTCCAAAACGTTTTAAAGCTGTTAATAAGGGCGGATTTGCTGCCATACTTTGTACAATTCCTTGATTACCTCTAGCTAATCCTATAAATTGAGCATCTACAGTAGAACCTTGTAATACATTAAATGCAATCTGTGCAGCTGGTCCCATCTCTCTAATTTTTCTTCCAACTTCTACAGGATCTCATGGATTTTTCACATCTTCCATTTCGTTTCCAAATATAAATGTCACAAAGAACATTAACATTGCCATTAAAAATTGATCGTGAAGACCTAATAGTAAGAATTTTCTATCGTTTGGATTATCTCAAAGTTTTTTAAATTCTTTAAAATCCATTTTAGCAAGACTTTTTCCAAAATGTAACATCTCTTGGAATAAGCCTTCCATAGGAATTCCATTATAATCATAATATATTCTAGCCTTTCCAGTATCGATATCTTCTTGAGATACTTCACTTTTTCTTAACACGTCTTTATGAATAGAACCATCTTCATCTTCCGATAACATTATATATAACTCTTCTCCTGTTTCTGGATCAAATTGTTGTTGTAATGTAGCTGTATTATATATACCTTTTGGCATAGTTCATTGCTCAAATTTTGCAGTAATATATGTTTTATATTGTAGCATAAATGAACCAATAAACATATCATTTACTAAAGCTTTAGATGATTCATCATAGTGGCCATATAATAAGTCTGCATAGTTTTTAATACCTTGTGCCTCTATATTAGTATATGCTCTTGGAAGATCATCTCCGACTTTTAGCTGTGTACCGTCTTCTTTAGTATATCCAGATTTATTAAATTCTTCTATCATTGTCTCATATAACGCTTTTTGTTTTAAGTAGTCTTTATGAGATATGTTATTAGCTAAATATTCTTTAAATCTGGCATCTTTTTTAAAGTTATATACTAGTTTTCCATCAACAAGTTCATGTGCTTCTCAACAACCATCAGCCATCATTTTTGCAACCATTATAGACATTCTGTGCATAAAATCTGGAGCAGTAGCTGTTAAAAATAACGTATCTCTACCCCAGTTTTTAATATTTAATCAGTTTACTCTACGTTGGTTAGCCATCTGATTAACCGATTGATTTGCCATTTGATATATAGCATTTATCTGTTGTAATAAACTCACAGAACTTATGTTTTTATGTGATTTTTGTACAACATACTCTAGTGCTCTTGAATAAGTTTTAAAATCAATATTTGGAAATAGTTCTGTTATAGCTCTACTATTACCTGTATAAATACCTTGTAAACTTTCTCTTAAGAACGATGGAATATTTATAGAGAGCGTCATAGTAGTAAATATAGATCTTACCATTGATAAGAAAGCATAAATATTTCTCATAGTTTCGTCTTCTATGATGCTTTCTCCATAAAACTTACTTTTAATAATCTTATCAAACGCTTCTAGCATTTTGGTGTTTTTAACTCCACCATGATCTTGAGCATACATTATACCTAAACGCATTGCCTGAATTTTTGGAATATATTCTTTTCCAATTTGTTCTCTTTTAAATGCAACTAAAGCTTGATTAAAAATTACTTCAAGATTTGTTTCGAAAAATCCAACACCATGGTCATTTATTTTCTGTTGTCTTGCATCACCTTCTAATCTGAATTTATTATACAGTTCTCTACCTTGATTATTGTATTCAACAGCGTCTAGTTCGTCTTCAGCAAAAACGTTTTGAGTAAGTGTTTTAGCCTGACGTCATTTATCTCGAATTGTTTTTATAAATCCTTTTACTAATCCAGCATCTCTAATATTTCCACGAACTTGTCTAGATCATACAGCTTCTGTTAATGGAACTTCATAATATTCTCCACTTAATTTTAATGATTCTATTTCAGATTCGGTTATATTTGGACGTTTTAGTTCATTTATGATTTTAAGAAACATTTTAAGAGCTTCTTTCTCTGTCTGACTTCCATTAAATTGTGGACTATCTGGATCCTTAAGAATCAATCTTTCATCTAGAGATCCATCTGCTTTTTTTACATATCAGTCTCTAAATGCTTGAGTTCCGTTTCCATTTTCATCGTATAATTTGATGAATAATTGTTCCATTCCTCATCCAGCTTCATATACAGCTCTTGCAATATCACTTTCATAATTTTGAAGTAATGAACCAACCTGTCTCAAATTAGCAGAAGTTGCAAATTGTGGAGCAATAAGATTATATCCGTTTATCTTTATTCCTTTATTGATTCAGTTTTGTTCGTCTTGTTCATAAGATGTAAAATTTCCAGACAATGCTAATCTTGCTTCGTTTAGATAATGAAAGGCCTGTCATTCAGGAGTTTCAAATGTAATATTTTTATCATCTCTTGTACGATACAGGTCTTTATACTTACTTCGAAGTGCATAAATAAGATTATCTAAATAGTCTATTCTAGATTTAGCATCTTCTGGATTAATATGTCCAAATACATCTTGATTTAATGCTAATAATCTTGATTCAGCATTTTGAACACAGGCCATAAGGTCATTAAAAAATAAATTAGAGTTTACTTTTGATGCTCCAACACTTCTATTTTTATCACATAAAGTGTTATAATTAGAAATAAGCATTGATGGCAAAGCTGTTACCTCTTCTCCTTTTTCCAAATTAACAGCACTTATTTCAGTAATTCTTTTGCCTTCAAAATAACCAGGATGTTGTGAAACATAAATCATTGCTTTCATTAAAGCCAAGTTTCCGTTAGTTGCAGGAAGTGTCTTTAATTTATCTACATATTTATCATCTGTGTTTTTTCCAAGTAATGATTTACCTAAACCTAACGATATAACAGTATGTAATGGATTTCTTTCTAATATTACAATTTCTGATTTATTTCCAAGAGAAAATACTAAAAATCCATCTGCAATACAATCTTCGTTTGAATCTAAGGATCAGCCTTCATCAAAATATCTTTTAAATCTATCATCGACCCAACTCTTTTTAGAATCAGGTATATTATCAGATATTTTTTCTGCTAATAAATTTCCAGCAAATACATCTTGAAGTTTATGTCCAAAATCCAAACAAAATTCTCCTTTAGCAGAACCTAATTTTTGTACAAAAGCAGTTAATTTTTCAGTTAATTCTTGTTCATTATCAGCCCAATCTACTGCGTTTCCGGGAATTCCTCAATATTTTATTCTATATCTAGCTCCAGAATCGTATTTATAATCTCCTGGTCTAAGAGGAGTGACATATTTAGAGTTATTTTTATAATGTTCTACATTTGAGCGAACATCTTCTATTCTTTGAAGAGTTGTATTTTTTGGGAAGAAACCATTAAATATTTTCATTACATTTATGATTTCATCTCCAGATATTTCCATCTCTTGTTTTATTACGTAATTAGTTTGAATTGCATATTTACCTGACGTAATATTAGGAAGTCTTTCTGTTTTTCCATCAGTGATAATAGATACATTTTCAACACTATCTACTCCAATTTTATTTTCAGCATCCTGGTATACTAAATCTAACTTAACTGGAATAACATTTGTATCTCTAACAGAAATTCCTCATTGTCTTAGAATTGCAGCATAAAACGCTAACTGATAAGAAGCACCTTCAATCTTACCGATATCTCATACATCATCAGGACGTTTGTCTGTAACTTCTGTATTTCATTCTCCAACTTCTTTACGAGATACTTTAAAATCATAAATGTGAGCATTACCTTGTTGATCTATTACAAGTAGGTCAATCTTTCCGTTTATAGAATTAAACCCTTTTTCTTTTAATGCTTTAGCGACATCCTCTGATAATTCTTTTGATATGATACCTAACTCTGTATAAATATCTGCGTTTGGATACTTCTTAAGAATACTTCTTTTTAATTCTTCTGCTTGAGATACAACATTTCTAAACTGTGCATCAGTTAATTTAGAATTTGGATCTTTTATAGGTAATTCTCCATTAAAAGTTTTTTCAAATATTTTGTGAATTTCTGTTCCGAGTTTAGTTAACTCTGGCCATGTTGCTTCTAATCCTTTAATGATTTTATTTGCCTCTTCTGCAGTTTTTCCATATTCTGGACCAATAAGTTTTTTAAATGTATATTCTCTTCATGCTTGTACATCAAACGGTTGTACATAACTTTTACTTGATCCTGGTTTTGGAAATTCTCGTAAAAAGCGATTAACACCTATTGAATCATCTATTACATAATAAGATTCTGCTTCTTCTGCATTATCATCTAATGTGATATTGCGAGAATCTCCAGGAGTTACCAATCTGGCAACTCCTGAGATTTCATCGCTTATTGAGTCAATTATTCTTTTAGCACGTGCTTTTAAATCAACGGACTGCATAATACGTAAGGTTCCGCCATCTAAACGATATGTTCCATTTTGAATTTGCTTTTCAATATATGTGTCTAATAGTTCATCAGTATTAAATGTCTTTCCATCTAATATTCATTCGCAACCTTCTGTTAATACTCTATGTTTCATCGCAACTATTTGTTATTTTCTGCTCATTATAGAGCTGTTGTTTAATCGTATTATGTATCTGTGCATTTTCTATAATAGCTTTTGAAATTTCAACTGAACTATTTAATAGATTGTATCCAAATGCAGATAGTACATCTTCCATTGATTTATTTACTATATCTTCGGCTCTAACTATTCGACCTTGTAAATCGAATAGGTAATTTAAACTTTTTATGATATCTTCTTTATAATTTGTCATAAATCCGGAACTAACTTTTCTAGAATTGCCATAATCATCAAGATATTCTTTTCCAGCAAGAAAATCTTGTAGTAAATTAGCAAAAACTTCTTCGTATAAATCAGAACCTATATGATTAGGATATCTTGCTGCAATTTCCGAGAACGCTGGATGATTTTTTACATTGCTCAAAATCGTATAATATAGATTTCTATTTTGAGGTACATCACTAAACTTAAGATATGCCAGTACAATATGTGCAAATTCATGTAATAGTACATCTGAACTTAATTCTCCAGATTTTGTCAGGTTAATATATATTTCGCCATTCATTATAAAACCTTTTGAATCACATATTTCACTAAATTGTGGCGAATCTTTAAATTGTTCTAAGTCCTCATCTGTAATTAAGTGAATATCCGCATTAGTTCTTTTTTGAAGTTGCTTTACAAGTTCTGTAGTTATTGCTACAGCATCTAAATCATAAGCATAAGCTGGTTTTGGAAGATTTTCTTTTTGCTTTGCAATTTCTTCTGCAGTTAATACGTTCTTTATTGGCATCTTATAGAAATAAGGTAAATCTATAGCAGTAGTTACCTGTGTTTGTAATATTGCAGGTTCTGAAAAAGGAACTCTTGAATCAGGATTATCTCTATTTATTTTGTATTCAGCTTCTTGTTGTAGAGCACCTAACTCATCAAGAGTCATTTCTGAATCATCTAATCTAGAAATATAAGCGTTAAATAAATTTGCCATATTACCACTACTTGTCATTACCAAGTTTTCAAATATTCTTGTAAATGAATTTTGACCAAAAGAGTCTTTGTTTACAATCATATTATATACATATAATAAATCACCTATTGTTTGTCCAAATTCTTCAGCATCTTGATCTGCTATTTGATTAAATCCTGCAAGAATCTCACCATATATTTGAATTGTATTAGGTGCTTTATCGATATCTAACATTTGTAATGGTAGTTTTCATCCTGTTAACTTCTTATCTATTCTTTCATCAATACTAGCAAGCGGACGTAAAGAATCTGCAAAAGCATTACCTTTATACTTTTCAATTATTCTTGGAAATACATAAGTATCCATTCAAAGTTTAAAGTTTTCAATGCCTTCTATAGAATTTAATTTTAATCGTCTTGTTTGATATGGATGAACAGGCGTGTCATTAAGAGTTATCTTAATCATTGCTTCAGGAGAAATAAATACTTCAAAATCAGACTCTCTTAAAAACCTAGCGATCATTAGTTCGTTTACATAGTTTTCGATAGATTTAAAATCAGTTTCGGATAATCTAAGTCTACCAGGATCTTTTCTACCGTTTCTAACAGCTTCGTTTCTTGCGTCTAAATTATCTGCAATGTTTTCTGCTATCTGTAGAACCATTTTACTTTTGACAGAATATGTTTTAATCATTTGCTCAGAATAATACATTGTTCTAAACATTTCTCAGAAGTGTGGCAAATATGTCATTGCTTCTAATATATTAAATGTATATTTTCTGTCATTATAACGATCAATTCAACCTTGACGATAATCAGAATCTTTAATAAATTCATCAAAATTAAAGTCCATTACTTGTCCAAAACCTTCATCTATTCAATTACGAATACTTTCTTTCATATTCTTTAATCGATATAGATTTGTAGGTTGTCCTTGGTTAATACCCAAAGCTCTACCAAATGTACTTAGTTCTTTAACTGGATTAAGTAGATCAGCTAAAATTTTTAAATTTGAATTTGTTAAGTACTTGTTTCTTTCTAAAACTAATTCTAAGAATTTAACAGCGTCTCGAAGTTCATGCATCGTAAATGGTTCAAGATCAATATTTCTTCCAAAGGAATCGTCTCCTTGTTCCATATCAGAATATTGATCAAGTCTAGCCAATTCTTGTGCTATTTGCTGAGGCGTCATTCTTTGTCATTTAGTTAAATCTCGATTTAATTTAGTAATTGTTTTTTCAACAAGATTCGAATCTTCTAATAGAGCTGTTAATTTTTCTGTTTTTAAATACGGGTTTCCGATTTTTCCGTTAAGAGTTAGATAAGTTGATACAGCGTTTCTAGGAAATCCTTTTAACAATCCTTCTCCAACAACAAATTTAATTGCATCTTTCACATTATATGCGCTAGTCGAAGATTCAAAAATATTACTTTGACCAATAGAATTTACAAACTGAATTTCTTTGGATGTCATAAAGTTTGCAATCGTCTGGAAAGGAGTGCCTATCGCAGTTAAATAAGTGTAAATATCAACAAGTTCTGGTGTAGCATTAATTTTTGCAAGAATAAGCTCTTTGGCGTTATCGGTTGCTGCAGAAATAATTCCAGATAATGTAAGTGCGGCATCAATTCTGTTCACTCGTTTGTTTAATTCAGTTAATAAACCATATAGATTTATTTGAGTTAAATTTACATCATTTATCTTCATTTCTCCAATAGCATATTGTTGAATGAATTGCGATATAATATCGTTGCCAATATTTTCAGTTCTTACTGTTAATATTCTCTTATTCACGTCTCCTTTTAACATCTCTAATATAGATGTAAGATTTAGATTTGCAATAGATGTAACCTCATTAGTTATTGGATTAAACAATAATAGTTTCCTTAATTTGTTTAATGTATCATTTGAATCGTTTTGCTCTAAGCTATCTTCAAATTCAGATGCATATCTACTATATACAAAAGTCATTGCAAAGAATCCTTTTAATGCTACTGCAGATATACCAATAACTTGTTTTCCAATCATGTTTTGAACCTGCATCATATATTTTACAGAAGGATCGTCAGAATTAATGTGTAACTCCGCTCTACCTAATGCAGAATTATCTGCAGCTACATGTTGTTCATCCATATTGATTGGAACTTGAGCAATTAATTGATTTTGTGGTTTTGTAGTAATGTTATAAATAGCAGAAACAATTCTATTTTTTAATGCAAATCCTCTAACGTCTCTTGGAGATTCTGAATGACTGTTTATAATTTCTAAGAATTTCTTTTTATCCTCCTCGAAATTTTCAAGTTCTTCTGGTGTTAATCCAGGAGCTGTAAAGTTAATTTCATCAGAACCACTATTGTAAATAGAATTTAATAAATTAATTATTTCTGTTTCATTATAATCATCAAATCTTCCACTTTCTGCAGTTAATAATGATTGAAGTTGATGATAGTTTATTGAGATTCCATTATTACCCTCAACGTATGTAATTCCGTTTGGTGTAGCAACTTTAGAAACAATTCCTAATCTAAAATGGTCTTGTAGTTTGGATCCTGTAAAAATTGTTCCGTTATTATTAACAGAGAACGCCATTATATACAGTTTATCAATATCATAGTCAGAACCTTCAAGATATGTCTGCATTGCTGGAACATAAACCTGGTTATAGTCACTATCTACAAAAGCAACAACTTCCATTGGCATGAAAGATTGCATAGCTTGAGTAGGAATACGTGCTCCAACATATAGTAACGATTGTTTAAATGAATCGTACATATCTTTCGCCTTATTCTCTATTGCAATTTGTTTTCTACTATTGGCATCTCCTTGAAGCAATCCTATATCTGGATTTGTTATACGTGCACGTTTTCTTTCTCCGTCTTGTTTATACCAAATCCAATAGTTTCCATCCCCGTTCTTTCCAAACTGAATTTGTTTTAAAACTTCTTTGTTTTCTTCTGTATAATTATACGTTTGGATTCTTCTATCAAATAATCCAGAATTTAATAACTCACGATATCTATCAATATTATCAACAATTATAACGTTTGATTGAACGCCATTTGCATTTGTAAAAGTCTTAAATCTTTTACCATCAGTAGACATTACTTCTTCATTGTCGTAATATATTGAGTTACCATTAATAACAAAATCAGAATTGTCTCTTAATCCACCAACTTGAGTAAATCTTGAATCAATAGAGTTATCATTACTGATTTTAACATAAAACTTATTATCTCCTTCATATAAAACAATATCATATAAGTTTTCTGGTAAAACGTCTTCAGAAACAGCAGAATATTTGTCCATTAATTTATTAACAAAGAAATTTTCGTCCTGTACTTGATAAATATGATCGTTTCTTCCAAATCCAAATTTATCTCCTTGATATCTACCCATGATTATTTCAGGAGCACGAGTTCTTCAAGAAGTTGCAATAACATCCTTACCCAAGAAGTTAAAAGTTCTTCCAAATTCAATACTTCTAAGTGTATTCTGTGTTTTTACTTGAGAATCTTTTAATCATGTAAGAAGTTGTGGTAATGTTGCACCGTCTACATTATATCCTAAATTAGAAAGTGTTATTTTTTGATTTGGTTTAAGTACATCATCAATATTTTTACCATCACTAAGTGCTTTGGCCGCTCTATTTAAATAGAAGGATGCTTTGACCGAATCTAAATCATAATAAGAATATTCTGTTCCGTCTACTATAAAACGAGTATCTGCTCCACGAAGATTTTTAGCTTTTGCAGTATGCAGTCTTATTTTATAATTTGAAGGATTTGCACGTACCATTGATTTTACATCATCATACTTTTCAAAGGTATTGATATAGTATGTTTTTGTTGTATTAGATGTTAAATCGTCTATATAAATATAATCTTCAAAATCAATATCTTCAATGGTTAAATCTCTAAGATTTCCGTCTTCTCCTTGAATTTGTGATATAATAAATGGATTTGAAGCATCGTCACTTTGAATAAACTTCATATCATGAAGATTATATTCATTGCGCATTAATTCTGCAAGTTGTTCAAACATACGTACTTCAAATTTGCCAGTTCTTGGATTATATACCCTATAATATTGAATCATATTGTAGGATGGATTAAGAACTCCGGATAAACCTTCGTACTTATGTCTAATTCCTCCACGATTAATAGAAGATATTACATCAGATATAAAAGCTCCATTAATAGTAGCAGCACTAAACGGAAGTTTAAATTCTTCATGATTTCTTAATGCTTCTGACGCTTTTTGAACAAAAGCTTGAGCTAATCCAAGAGTATCTTTACTTCCTGTACTAAAGGCTTTAATTAAAGATTCTCCAAGTATTGTATATAGTTTTGCTCTTGCTGCTTCTTTTTCATTAGCGGATACGTCTTTATCATCAAGTAAATTAACACCTTCCATAAATTTACTCATGTGCTTTGCGACAACTCTTCCTAGATCTGAATAGATTTCATTTACTAAATCAGAATAATGTGAATTTTCAATTAATGAAGATATCATCTGAGTCATTTCAGTAACTTCTTCTTCGTCAAGCTCTTGATCAGCATCCATTTGAACTCCACCATATTTAGTACGCATGCGTATTGTCATTAATGGTGAATTGTTATAAAACGCCTCTTTTGCATTTACATTACCTGCTCCAACTTTAATAGCAGATTTATTAACTGCATAAGCTATAAAGCCATCTTTAAGATCTTGATTTTCTTTTTGAGAAATGAGCTCTAGTAAAGTATCTGTATTATCCTCTGTGTAATGCCATTCTCCATTTTCATATTTACATGTTCACGCTCCTCCAAACAATTGATCTAATGCATATAATGTATTAGCGTTGTATTCTATTCTTTTTGTTCCAGTTTGAGAAGTTTCTTCTCCATTTGATGCTATTACAGTATAATGTTGTATATAAAATGGAACACCTTGGCCCATTCCTATATCTTCCATAGCAAGTTCCACAGAATCTATTCTACGATATTCTCCTGCGTTGTAATCTTCATAGGTTATTTTTTCACTACGTTGATTGTAGAATTCAGCTATATTGTTTATTAATTTAATATATTTAGAACGCATCTTTCTACAAAGAGTTTCTCCATTTGCATAATCCGATCCAGAACTATTACGACGATATCTATTTGTTAATGCATAAACTGCCCATTTCAGAAGAATTGGTTTTCCAAGTCTTCTATCAACATCCATCATAATAGTCTTTTTATTGTCTCCAACTCTAGCATCAATTAAAGAATTACTTTCTAGTCTTGCTTCAAGAGCATCAGATATACCAGAGCCATCCATAGAGTCTACGGTTCCTTCTTCTCCGTTTGGAGTAAATACAAAACCAGGCATATCATTCATAATAGCAATATCTATTTCTGAAGCAATACCGTCTAATTGATTTTGAGCAAAAGGATGATATGTAGCACCAAAAGCAACGGAACGCTTAATTTGTGCAATTAAACGATTGGCTTCTGAGAATTCTTCATAACTTCCCTCTTCTTTATTAGGATCGAATTCTGAATTAATAGAATTTCAATCAAAATCGTTTATTAAATAATCCAATGCTGTAGCATGACTTGGCTCATTTAATTCAGAATAATAAAAAATTGTTTTTCCTTTTAGATTTCCTGATTGACATTGCTCTCTAATTCATCTATAGTGTGGATCGTTTGATGTTATTACAGCATTTATATATTTTTCAACAGCTTCTCTTGTGCTGTTAACTTTTGTCATACCAGGACGCATTAAACGTTGATCTGGTGTAAACGTGTTCCCAAAAGACTCAATAGGGTTTCCATTTAATCGTGTGCTTATAATGTTGCCGTTATTATCAAACGGTGAAGAAAAATTCTTTAAATTCTTTCAATCTGTTATTACAACTCTTGGACTTTGTGTTTTAGATCCAAGATTTTTGTAAATGTCTATAGCAGAAATATTATGTATATTGGATAATCTTTTATTTTTATTAGGATGTGCAAATACTTCACCAATAGTTAAATCATTATATTCATTAGATAAAAATAAATCAGCAACAAAATATGCTTCTAAAATAGGATGAAGTGTATCTCCAATGAATAATTTCATGTTTCCAGAGTTAATATCAAATCATTCTTTTCCAAGTCATTGATAATCAGCTCATATTTTACTCATGGTTCCACTATCATATCTATTTCATTCAAGTTTATTTTCTTTTATATTATTTATAAAATTTCTACGAGCTTTATTTATACGTGCTTCAAATTTTGCTGGACTCCTATAAGTATTATAGAAATTCATCATTGTTTCATTAACACGTAATTTACCTAATGATTTATTTTTTGGAGCGTAACCATCAAATTCTTCATCAAAAATAAGTCCTGCGTCATAAAATGCAGATGTCATATTTTCTACAGTTATTTGTTCTCACTTTTCCGATTCTCATTCTTTTGCAACATTTATTTGACCGTAATGTAAGAAAATATCTAACTGCTCCAATGTATCAAAACCAAATCCATCTACGCTACATCTAAATTTATTCGGATTTAAAATTTTATGGCCGTTTATATCTGCTAAGCATACTTTTTTGTAATCATTTAATACATTATTTACAATTCTCGTAAGTCTTTCCTGTCGACTAGCTCTAGCTAAATCGAGGATTGGCTTGGACGATCCGCCTTTAAGAATTCCTTTATTTGTAGTAGTACCTACAAGTAAATCACGTAAAGTTACATTCCCAATTTTTGCATTTAAATTATATCCTACTAGGAAATGAGTATTTTTATCTGCGAATGTAGCATTTTGAAGATAAATAACATCATCAGAATTTAATTGTTCGTAGAAATCATATAATACAGATACATGTAACAATTCTTTAATTGTTAATTGAGATGGATTCTTTGTTTTATCTCCAATTCTTATTTCATTTCTTACTTGTGGAGCCATTAATAAATTTTTGACTCTAACTAAAACATTGGATTCATATGGATCTTGATCTCAATCGTTTTTCTTTACAAAGTGTCTACAATCTTCTAGTAAAGATTGTGCATTATATGACATGTTTGTTAACTGATACGTAGGAAGATTATTTCCACTAGGACTTTTAACTACATTTTTAGTTTCTGAACCATAGATTACACTAAACTTTTCTGCAGGATCTTTTAGATCATCAATATATTGTCTTAAGTTAATTATATTACCTTTATTGTATTGGATTACAGTATTGTTTTTTGGGCCAAATGCAGCAACTAGTGTTAAACCTAATGGTGTTACAAAATCATCCATTAACTGGAATTTATTTCCAGACAATTGTACTCCAACACGCATATACGTATCTGGAATAATTATGGAAAGTATATCAGAAATTAAATTTTCAACAAATTGTTGACTGAAGGCATTTGATCTAGGGTCTATTGAAAATTGTAATTTTCCGTTTTTATTAATAAACGAAATGTTCATTGTATCTCTAATAGAACTTAAATGAATCCCTTTATCATCAACAACAATATTATATTTTTCTTTTAATTTAAATGCCCTATCAATATTTGTTTTTAATAGATATACTGCTCCACGAATAGCGTCCTCTAATTGATATCTTTGAGTATTTACAATATTAGAACGTAAATTACTTCCTCTAAAAGATTGTAAATCATTATCAAATGTATATGCTCTATATGACACATTTTCTGTTTTAAAAAACATTTGTGTAAACATATTCTTTAAAACAGGTTCAATATCTGTAGAATATATAAATTTTTGAATACCTCTTAGTTTAGATAATAGAAACGTTCTATGATCTGGAGGTATTTTATTGGTTGGATTGGATAATTGATTAATATATTCATCTATTAATGTATGTAAATCAATATTTAATCCATCATAATATGTTTGTTTTGCTTCATCAGAAAATATATCAGTAGAGAAAAGAATTGCTCTTTTTAGCGTAGTCATTGCTGAATTAAATCCTGATAATCCTACAAAAGAACTTTCTATTTCTTTGCCATTAGCGTCTACTTCTGGTATAACACTTAATAAAATCTTAGCGAGATCAGAATCCTGATTTTCTATAGTTGCAAATTCACTTGATGTAAATCCGGTATAATGTTCTACATTAGGACCTCTATAATCATATTTATCAGCAAAATCAAAATTTAGTTTTTGATTAAATGTTACAAAAGGTGTTTTTGATTGTAAAAGTTTATCAAAGTTTTGCAGTATAGCGAATTCGGTATATGCGTCTCCTGCATTTTCATGTGAAGATAAAAAATCACGATACGTTCTTAATGCACTTTGTATCTTTCCATCATACTCTAAAGCGGAATCTTCTGGATGAGGATACACAGGATCTTCTTGAACAAAGCCTGCGTTTCTCATTTCATTATACATTGCATCTATCAATTCACATTTATATTTCCAAATATTCTCGTTTCCAACAGATAATCCAAAATTTCCATTAGAATCAAAATTTACTCAACTTCCTTTGCCATTGTTTTCAAATCTATTGAATACAGTTAATGCAACAATATCTTCCGCAAATTTTTGCTCCATTTGTAAACGTAGATCTGAACGTCCTATAAATAGCGAATCTATCGTTGGAGCAGCTTCTGCAGAAGAAATTATTGTTCGAGCCATACTTGGTATTTTAACATCTCTTGTTTCTGAACTAGAGGAAACGCCTCTAAAAGAGAGGCGTTCCTCCAACTCAGCTAACATTTTTGTATCAACCTTTTCAAATGTTTCTTTCATTCATTCTTCGAAAGCACCTTTTGTCATAGTATCATAACGATGCTTTACTAGAGAAAGATATTTCTCTGAAAAGGAACAAAGTTCATTATTAACACTCATGTTCTTTTAATCGATTTTCTAAATGTTTATTTAACGCGTTAACCAATTCTGCTACAAGAGGATTAATTTGATCTACGTTTGTCAAATCATAATAATTTTCACATAATCAATTATATCCTTGTTTGTTATAAGCAGAAGTATTGTTTTCTGGATTATATACCAGAGAATGAATATAGGGAGCGATGTCCTTAAATAATTGTTGATTTGACTTACAAATATACAACAATTCTTTGAAAGTATCAAATGAATTGAAACTTCTTATCTGGTAGGTCCCAGCTTCTCAACGAATCAGTGCGTTTATCATATTTCCGTTTTGATTTATAGAAATGACTGCATAACGCCTTGTATCTAAGTAATCGAATCCTTCTACAATGTTCACGTCAGTTCCTATGTCTTTTGTCTTAAACTTGATTCAAGCCTCTTTGTTATTTACCTTTACAACATTAAACTTTCCGTTTTCAAATACTATTTGATTACCCATTCAATTATTCATAGAAAATTGATTCTTTAAATTAACATCCTGCATAATAGAAGATATTAGTTCTTCTGGACTTTGTGATTGTAAACGTTCCAATATTATAGAATCGTCTAATTTAATTTCATCTCCTAATCTATGAGTCTTAATTAATTGATTGATAGTAGTAATAGAACTTTTAATAGGATTTAGTCTTGGATCTACTCCTCCTGAATTACTTCCAGGATTGTTTCCAGAATTTCCACCAGGATTTCCACCTCCGATAATTCTTGCTCCAGAGACTTTGGATTCATCTATTTCATACATTGAATATGTTATTCCTGATATTGGAGCAACATAACCGTTCATTATATCACCTTTAAATTCAGCAAAGAATCTTGAGCCAGGTAACATTTTATTCTGACCGGTTGAATTGGATTGGACCATATCATCCATATAAATAAAGTTACAGAATTCGTTTGTTCTAAGCATATCATTTGTTAGCTTATCTGTTAAAACTTTATTAGATACAAATGAACTTAATTCGGTATAAAGTGTATCATTTGTGGTTACATCAATATATGATTTGTTTCCATCTGTTCTAGTAACATCTCTTAATAATTTAATAGATATTTCTTGGTTTCCGTCTAAGAATCCGTTTATTAAATCATTAATTGGAAATGTTGGATACGGTTCTGTTAATCTTGCTAATTCTGTACCTATTCCTAAAGCCCCATAAGAATGTACTGAATATCCTTCGATAACTTCTCCGTTTCAAATAGTTTCTACATATATGGATTTACTTTCGTTAGATATAATTATTCCGTGGTTTTCTCTTTCGATGGTTCCTGCATCAGAAACAAACGTATGTAAAAATACAAGTAAATTATCTAATATTGATTTATACTCAGGATTGTTAGCTGCATGTACCGCTAATAATCCAGCAAGTCTTTGACCTCGATCAGATGGAAGAATTTGTCATCTTCTTTTATAGATTTCACTATAAAAAGCAGAAGTTTCTCTTGCAGGTAATGAGGATCAATCTAATGATTTTAATACTTCTACTGGGTCGTTAGGATTTTCCCAAAGTGAATTTGCTATAATATTAGATAAATCTGCTTGTGCTCCATCTCTGCCTCTTTTTATTGCATCTACGTATGAAATTACATCTCTCATATCCAGAGGTTTGTGTACAGCTACTGTTGATAATTGATCGTAATGAGTAATTAAATTAACCTTTTCTCCATTCTTAGATTTAGGCTGTTTTCATAAATCATTATATTGCTCAAGATCAAACAGTTCGTCTGTCATTACAACAAGTACTTTACCAAGATTTGATTTTCCGTTTTTATTAAGTCGGGTTAAGAACCTTTTAGCACCATCTGTAAGATTTGGATCTTTTAATATAGAATCTATATTATTTGGATCATATACAACTACACCAGCATCTCCAAATCAGAAAACACCAGGGAATTCTTTTTGTATTTCAGAAAGAGTTTTAAAAGTATCTCCAAAATGTATTTTTGCAGTACGTTTTCTATATAATTGACCATTATAATCTCCGACAAAAGCTGTAGTTACTGTACAAATAGGAATTTCTATATAATCGTTTCCATAATGGAAACGTGCAATTAAAAGTTTTTCATTTCCATTATATTCGACAATATGTAATGTTCTATTTCCAGTAAAGTATTGTCTTAGTTTATCAGTTGTTTCTAGCCCTAAAGCAGTAATAAATTTTTGGAATATAGACGATTTTGGATCTACTGTTTTGTTCATTCTTATAATTGATCCAAAATAACTCATTGCTTCTGTATATAATGTTAAATTAGGATTCACTGGATCAGCATTATATACTTTAAAATCAGCGTTTGGATTAAGTTTTTGAGTAATCTTAAATAGAGAGTGTTCGTTAGTAGCTTGAGAAGTTCTAAATGCTTTACTGAATATGTATTTATGTATACCTTCAGTTGACATTAGTTTTCTACCAGGAGTTGGAGTTACTGGCTCATTAGAACCGCCTCCATCGTTTCCTCCTCCATCATTTCCTCCTCCGTTATTACTGCTACCTGGTGGAGGTGGAGCAACTGTCATTTTCTTAAAGTACTCAAAGAAAGTGTTATCTTCTGCGAGATTTTCCATCGCTTTCGCACGATACTTTTTAAAGCTTTCAATTTGTCCTTTCGTCAGAGATATTTCTTGACGCATTTCTACATCAGAACCGCTATCTACTATATCGAAGGCACTGTCTACTTTGTCATGTTTAATATATGTCCCACTAGTAGAACGTTGTGTAATAGTATAGAGATTTTTTAATAGTAAGTATTTGCTTACTCCAGTACCATTCATGGCTTGATTTTTAAAATCAACGTCTACTAAGACATAATCGAATTCATCACCTTGCATATCATCGAAAGCTATTATATTGATTCCTTTATCTTTTAATGAATCATATTTAGCATCGTTTCCATCATAGATTATTGCTACCTTTCCTTTAGTTTTTAACTCAACTGCTCTAGTTGCAAAATCATAATCATCTGCTACAACTTTATCCCCAAAGAATTGCCCGTTTTCTTCATAATATTTTAATTCTATTTCTGAAGGTAACAAGTCGTCAACTTGTTTTATTGTAATTGATCTATTTTCTAATAAAAGATTTCAAGCATCAAATAAGAATTTATCCATCATATTAGAATTTGTCAATTTTGCATAGTTGGCGTTTCTAAGAGAAGAAGTTAACATAGGACAACTAAAATACATACAATCCTCTAGTCCTGAAGCATATCCTGATGTTCGTGTAACTGGTTTTCCATTTTCTATTGCTGGTTTTCCATTATCATCTTTTGTTTGTATAGTAACAAATGCTTTAGCACTATTCTGTTTCGCATCACCTAGTCCGAGAACAAATACCCCGTTTTGTACAGCCCAATTAGAAATTTCTGATAATTCTGCTTCTGTGAATAAACTTATTTCATCAATAAATAATATTTTGACATCTTTTGAATTATCAAAAACATTTTTATTATAAGTACTAGAAGAACTTCTTACAAAATGTCCATCTTCTGCAGCAGAATAAGCAGAAGGTTCTTGTCCATTATGAATTAACTTCATGAAGTCATTTTTAATGAGATATTTACAATCATCACCTATTTGTTTTTGAAGTCTTTCTGCTTGTACTTTTTTAGGAGCTACTGCAATATATTGTTTCTTATCATAGTCAGATAACATACTAACTATAGTTCCAACTACACCAACTGTTTTACCAGTACCAGCACTTCCTAATATAATAAATATATTTTTAAGTGCACTTAAGTCTTCAAGATATTTTCTTTTAACTTCATCAGTAACCGTATCAAATTCTGATTTTGCATTATTCTTAATCAAAGTTAATGCTGCATTGAATAAGCCAGGTCTTGCAAGATATGCTAATGCATTATAAGTTGCGTATTCTTGTCCAAAAATAGGAGCGAATGGAAAGTCTTCTTTTTGTGTAACTGCTTTATATCTATTGTAAAATGCTCTACTAGGTAAACTACATATTGACATTAAAAGCGTTAATTTATCAACTGGTTTAATATCTACATCTATTTGATCTGATAAAACAGTTGTATTAAGCTTTCAAATATCTTTTCCCATTAAAGACACAAGTGATTTTGCCAATGCATTGTCATCTTTAAATTGTGGTGTTTTAGACAACTCTTCTGTTACTTTTTGACAAAACTCGGTTCAAATTGTTTGTAACTGAGTAGGATTTATTAACTCTATATTATCAAAAGAAAATCCAGGAGGTGTTACAGAATCCAAAATATCTTTTAAATTAATAGGTCTATCCTCATCGTTAATATGATAATGAAACTCTTTTTCGAATTCTGCAACAAAAGCCGGATTTGTTAAAACTTGCAAGAATTTAGAACGCATGTTTTTATCAATACGTTCGTGAATCTTAAATGCACGTATTTTATTAGATTCTGTAAGAGTTATTAAGTAATTTATTCTGTTTACTAATTGATCTAAATCGTTTGCAAGAATTAAAGCTACCTTGTTTTCTAGTACAGGAAGTTCTTTTGGATTAAATTTGAATGAATTAATAGTAGCGTTTGTTTTATTTGTAGAACCTACTAATATTGCTCCGAGAACATTAAGAATATCTTTCGCGGTCTTTAAATCTTCTTCAACCATTGGAGTTAAAGAATATTTACTTAGAATATCAGAACTGGAAAGTTTTTTCTCTTCAGAATTAAGTAGATCAATTATATTAGATTTTATGCCAGAGTAATCAAATCAGAAGTCTTGAAGTAAATCAGACATTGGTGAATATGTAACGTTTGCACGTAAAGCATCTACTTCTGTCATAAAATCAACTATAGATTTTCCATTTAATGCAGGTAGAATATATGATAAAAATTCTAAAATTTGTTCATCTGTTAAATTTGTTCTTGTTTTGAGTGCATTAACTAAATTGTTATATGCATTCATTGCAACAGTGTTATTATATCCAAAGTTTTCAATAAACGTATTTAAGAATCCTTCTACGTCTTTATGTAATTCTGTTTTGTCTCTACTTTCATCTGGATTGTTTGGATCTATAAATCAATCATCGTCATAATTACCAGTATTTATTAGATCCATTTGTGCTTCTCAATCAGCGCCTTCAGGAGCGTCGTTTTTAATATCTATTTCAGCAGATTCTCCTCTTTTCGCATCAAAATATAATTTCATGCGAGTTTCTGGTGAAGAATGAGATAAATAACTTCTACGAATTTCATTATAAAGAACTTGTAATTCAGAATCGCCACTTAAAACAATTTTATCGTTTCCTGCTTTTTTATATAACTCTATTAATAGATCTCCAATTCTTGCAAGTCCCTCTTCATTTAAATGTGGATTTAAAAGAAGAGATGTTATTTCTTTAAAATGTTCGTCAGAATTTGCTAAAGCCAATAGTCTTCCGGGGATTTCTTCAAACGCTTCAAATTCTTCAATGATACTAAAATACTCTTGTTGATATTGAGCTAATTGTTGATTGTCCTCTTCCGTTCTATCTTGTTTTGCTTCTAAACCAAGAATTTTTTGTTCTAATTCAAGTAATCTCTTTCTACGTTCTACTAATTCAGATTCAAGATTAACATTAGAGTGTAATGTATCAATGTTAAATCCATCCAATAGTTTTGCCTTCTGAAGAAGATTTGCACCTCATCTTGAAGCTAACGCATAATAAATATCAGCAGCTTTGATTACTTTTTCCTTTCCTTCAGTAGATTTGTAATTCTCAAAATCCTTATCAACAATTTTTTGTTGATCTTCTGTCATTTTAGAATACAACTCTCCGTATTTAAGTCTAGCAAAATTATCTTTAGATAGATTTATAAAAGCATTACTAAGTTGTTTATCAGATATAAATAAAGATTGTAACGCATAACGATAATTATATTTTCCTTCTAAAATATCATCCCTTTTTTTACGAAGTTCTTTTAATTCATCTTCAAGTTGTTTTAACTCTGCGTTGTTCTTTATTGCGTCTTCTGTAGACTTTCTTGCTTCTGAAGTGTCATTAGGAACTGTTAATTCTTCAATTTTACCTTGTATTTCGTTGTTTTTTGCAACAATATCTTTTGCGAGATTTAATAGATCATCTTCTAATGTATTATATCCCCCGAGATCGATTAAAGTTTGTGCACGTAATGTATTTTCGTTTACATCTAAACCTGTTTTTCTTAGATTATCTAATTGTTGCTTAGTGAATCGTAATCCCTCAGAACTTACCACTTTTTCAAGAAAATCTACAGTATTCATCAGATGACGATATACTATATCGTTTTGTGATAATCTTCCATTTGCGATAGGTTCTGCTACAACGTTTGGCCCATCTACTGATTGAATTGTTGTTAGATTTGTTCCTAAATTTCTACTTCCTAGTAATCCTTTACGATGCCATTTAGTATAATAGTCTTTTATTTCTTTTCCACGTCCTTGAGCGATATAATAGGTTAGCTTTTTTAAGTCTTCATCAGGTAACGTAGCAATATTTCTATGCATTATCCAGTCTTCATATTTTTGTTGTCCTGCAAAAATACCGCCACCTATAAAGCCTCCAGCAAATGCCATTCCGTACCGTTTTGCAACATCTTCTGCTGTAAAACCAAAATCAAGGCGTTTGTCTTCATCAGATACTTTTATTCCTATAGCTTCAAGACCTTTTGCTGCTGCTTTTCATGCATCTGTAACAACTTCTTCCATTACTTCTTCTGTTGCCTCAGACAGCATTCTTGCAGGAAGTCCGCCCTTAACAACAGATGGAACCATTGTATTATGATAGAAATCGACTAATTTACCTAAAAATCTTAAATTTTCTTTTTTGGTAACAGCCTTTTCTCCTTCTGCAACAAGTTTTGCTCCATCAGTACTAAGTTTTTCTTTAAGTTTTCTCGCATAGTCAAAAGCAGGTTGTCTGAATTCAGATTCGTCCATATAAGTATTTTTAAAGAAATTATCTCTAAAATAATTTATATGCATTAATCCATATAATGACACCATGTTTCCAATCATAAATAGTCCAGCAACTCTATCAGAAGCACCTGCGTTTTTTGCAATAGAATAAGATTCTTGAGAAGATGTAGCTGCCATATAACTATAAGAAAGAGCTCTTCCTATTTTTGCTGCGTTTTTAGTCCCGTTTTCTCCAAGATTAAATAGTAAACCTGCCATACCTACAGCTTTCTGTTGGAACAATTGACCAGAAATGCTTGATATAAGATTACCAAAATTTTCAAAAGTTACTAGTTCTTGTTCTGATTCTTGAGTAACTGTTGGATCAAATCTAGACATGTATCCTTCTCAACGATTCATTGTACTATAGAATTCGTTTTCAGAATCATTTGTTCATACGCCATTTATGGCTTTTCCGATAACAGGCAATACTCTTCCAAAAGCTTCTAATGCTGTTACCGCTCCTACTGCATAATTTAAATATGGAATAAAATAAGGAATTGTTTTAAATACTGTTTTAGCTACAGTACCTACAAATGATTTTTCATAATCATCTGAATCAAAGAAATTATATTTATTTCACGCACTTGTTTCTCTTAATAGAGTATCTGAATACGCTATTTGTTGTTTCTGATTAATATCTCTATCTCCAAGCGTTTCTGCATACGGTCTTCCGTATTCGTTAAATTTTAAATCTCCTTTTTTATGATGAATGATTTCTCCAGATTCTAATTGTTCATCCTCGTCTTCATCATATGTAGCCATTACTATTGTAGGACGAACTAGTCCTTTAAACAAACCTCCTTTATCTTCAGGGGTTCATCCTAACTTTTCTCCAGTGGTATAATCTACAACCTCTTGAGATTCTGCTATTTCTTTTGCAGTTTTATTTGCATAAATACCTTGACCTGCACGATTGATATAATCTATTCCAAAAGACTCATCCTGGATATACTCTTCTTGCTCAAATCATGGTGTAGTATCCATAATTGGAGCATTTAAAGGTCTATCTCAATCAGAACTTAAATATCCGAACAATTCAGTAACCTTTGGAGCATATGATAAAGTATCAAAATTATTATATGTTAACAATACGTTATCATATAATTTATCAAATGATTCTTTATCAAATGTTCCATCTGACTTAGAAAACATTTGCTTAATTTGAGGCATGTTTTCATATTCGGATTTATCTTTTAGTTGTGCATTATCTGGAGTAACACCTAATTGTTTAAAATCATTTAATTCTAAATCAGGATTCTTAACAATAGCTGCAAAAAAGTCATATTTTTTAGTATTATCTTCCATATTTATCAATTAAAACTTCTTTCACCTGCTCGAGCTTGCTGTTGTATTTCTAATTCTCTAGCCGCAGCGGCCTGTGATTGCATATTATGTGTTCTTGAATTTTTTGATGAATATTCTTTTACTCCTGCTAATTCATTTAATACCGGCATAAATACATTACCGTGATAGAAATTAGAATTATAGTTGAATTTAATTGGAAAGCCTCATTTTGTTTTATGATGAGCGGTTCGTTTTGGATCATTTTTATCATGATTAACAAATCCATATTCAATTGCTTCAAAATACTTTTCCTCTCATGTCTTTTTACGATCGTCACTCATTTTTTCTAAATAATTTGTAGTTAGATCGAGTCCGTCAACAAAATCGTCTCCAACCATTGCACCAAACGTAATAAATCACATGTGGTTTCTAGCTTCTAACTTTCCAGTATTTTCATTTCAAACTAATTTTGGATTTTTACTAGCTAATTCTTTTAATATACCAGGAGTAACTGATTTATTTTCAAGTTGTTTATTTGCTTCTTCTATTGTTTCTATCAATGCCCAATCTACAGTAACCTCTCCGTTAACAGTAGTATATGGTAAGTCAACTCTTTGAACAGGAGATCCATCATATAAAACTTGTCCTAAGTTAGTTTCATCAATTAATTGATCTCCAAAAGTTACTGTCATTTGTGGAGAAATATCTTTTAATCCAACTTTTTCAAATATTGCATCTAACATTCCTGGATTAATTTTTGTATCTCCGTTATTTTCCTTTAGTTCACCAGCATTTTGTACAAGCGCATGTAAAGAAATTTTAGAAGTAGGATTGAACATAGTTTCTCTAGGAGCCATATGATTGTTACCTCTAGCTAATTCTTCTATATAGCTATCTTCTACAAGATTCTTTTCATCATCACCATCACTTCCGCTTCCTCCTATTCCTCCATTACCAGTAGCTTTTGTAAGAGATGCTTCGTATTGTAAATCTGGTTCAACGTCTGTTTGAGAAGAAATTATACTTCTAATATATTCCAATGGTTTATATCCTCCAATAGCAGCATTTGCTTCAATTAAATGTTTTGCAGGAGTGCTTAGTTGCATATATAATAGTTTTTCAAACCCTTCTAATTCAGCTTTCGAGTATTTTTGAGATACTTTATATATTCCAGCTCCTTGCAAATCTTCAGCAATTTCTTTAAATGGAATTTTTCCAAAATTTACTTGCTTAATAGTTCCGGCTTTATCTATTATGTCATATATTTCTTGTCGAACATCATTTACACCGACTACATCCATACCCGTTTCTTGGAAAATATCATCCTGAAAAGCTAATTCAGGATTACTTCTTCTAAAATACATTAACATTGAATTAGATATAGGCATGTGTTTTTCAGAATCAAATTTAGAAGGAGCTACCTTTTTAATAGCTCCGTCTTCTAATGATTGTACTCAAATTCTACCGTATGAATCTAAAGCTACCTCCGATCCCGCATTATGTTTTTTTATTTCTGATACTCGATCATCTCAGAATTTTTTATTATTTGATGCTTGAGACACCAGATTCATTATTTGAAGCATACCTGGCATTACAGAACGATATGAATCCGTACCACCAATAGAGGAAAGACTTTGAGTTTTTCTTTGAAATGCGACCACCTTATCGTATATCAATTGAATATCACTAGGAAGAAGATCTCTATCTTTCATTAATCCTAATAATTCCTTATCTAACGGATCTATTTTAGAATCTTCATCACTACCGGAACCTTTTGCACCTTTTGAGGTAGTACCAGTATACTGTTCTGGAATAAAGGGGGTGTATATTAGTCCACCCCCTTGTTGATATATCTTCAATTTCATTATTTTAAAGCTCTTAATATTAATTTAATTACATTATCTGTTAATTTAGCAACTCCAGCATGTGCAGCTTTATTATTATCTACTCAAATACGTTCGTCTGGATCTAAGGTATAACGAGTTGTTCCATTAACTCTACCACCTTTCTTAAGTGTACGATTGCCTACTGTTGAAGTTTTTCCATTTAAGAAACTATAGTTATAATTGAGCGCATTATCATAATTTCAACGAAGTTGTTCATTTCACATTTTACTTTTTTGTGTAGCAATATCTTCTGCAGAACCGAGAACGTTTCGTAAGATATAATCTTCTAAATCAGTATATTTAGATCTTTCTGCATAATCAAGAGTTGCATATTTAGATGCAGCATCACTATAAGTACGACGTAAATAAGAATCATAATCTCGTTGAAGTTGCTGATTATGTTGGTTCTGTGCGTATGCAAGCATTGTTTTTCTATCATTTGCAACATTGTTTTGAACTTCATATAATGCATTCTGACGAGATTGATTAAGCATCTGAATAAATGCCATTTTCTGCTGTTCGATAGCAGAATTAAGTGCGGCAGATCTTGCTCTATTATCGTTTGCAACTTTAATTTGATTTGCAAGATTTTGATTCATTATATTCATACCTTCTCTTGCAGCATCCCATTGGAAAGCAGATTGTTTACCGTAGATATCGTTTTCTCTATCATACAACTGACCTTCTCTCTGATTCCATAAAGCATTATTTGCAATTAAATCAGATGTTACTGGTTTCATTCCTGCCATTCTCTCTAAATGAACTTGTTGAAGTTGTCTATCTAGAGTAGGATTAGTCATCACAGGAAGATTTTGTCAAACAGGAAGTTCATTAAATCTTCCTGCATTTATTGCTTTTATTCCTTGATCGGTATACTTTCTTTGAGCTCATGCGTTTAATCCGTATCTAAATGTACTAATTAGTGGATTAATTCACTTAGTTTTGTCAGATATATCATCGTTGTATCCTCCTCCGAGATCTATCTTTGCTTTTGATCGTATATCTGCACTAGTTTTTTTGCCAGTAATAATGTCTGCTGAACTTACACCATTTGTTATATCAAAATCGCTCATTCCTAAAACGCCAGGAACAGTAGTATTATATCCAATTTTAGGTTCTGTTCCTTCTGGATATAAACTTCTTTGTTTTCATAAAGGTGTTGGTTCTTCTATTTGTCAACCAGGAACTTTTCAATTTGGATCAAACTTTAATCCGCTCTGAGCTTTAAGAATTCCTCCATCTTTACGATTTTCCAATAGATTTTCTAGCACATTAACTAAATCACTAAGGTCTTTTTGCTTGTTTGTTTTTATTTTGACGATTTTCTGTTCTGTTGGTTTAGAGGTAGCTTCAATAACATCACGAACGTTATTCTGATAGTTGAAAGTATATGGAAATGCTTGGTATGGACTAACACTATAATTAGTATCTGGTTCATAAGAATTAGATGTATCTGGAAGTAAACGTGGTTCACTAGAATTTTGTACAGCTTGTACAGTTTGTACAGATTGTACAGGCTTGTTTTCAGTTTGCTCTACTTTGTTAGTAGAACTCGAGTTTCTAATAATTGTATATTTTGGCATTCTGCGATATCCACGATTCTTATCTCAGTCCATGTTAATTACGTTCGGAGTTCTCTTTCGAATTTCTTCATCTAATTGCTCAGGCGAAAAATCATAGGGAACTTGCTGATCTTCAACATGGCGAACTCCCTTATCATCTCATCATTCTCAATGAATAACTCCGCCAGCTTGTTCACGAATAATACCACCTTGTTTGAATATGAGATTTCTACCTTCCATTAATTGATTTAATTCAAAATCATACTTTTTCTTTGCATTCTTTGATAATTTAGAATAAGATCCGTGTTGTTTTGCATACTCTAACGCTTCTCTAAATTCTTCTGGATGATCATAAGCTCATTGATCAAAACCTTTACGATTAGATAACAAACGTAGTGTTGACATAGGATCTTTACTTTCACGTAATTGAACTAACGCGTTTGCTATATCTCTAGCTTGATCGAATGCATCTTTAGTATTCGCTCGTTTTACATCTTCTGATGCAATTAATCTTGCTGAAAAATCATCTGCGTGTTTAGTTGCAGATTCAAAAATATCTGATACACCTTTAGATTTTAAATACTCTCTACGAATTCGTTTAGCTCTATTGCCTGTGCCTGGTTTTGATATAGCGTTTAATAAAGAATTACGTTTTCTTTCTGAAAGTCCTAATAATAATCCTACCCCGTCCACAGAAGGATCATTTAAATCTTTGATTAGTTGTTCATTAGAAATAGCATTTGCTCCTAATCTTAGTACTCTATCCTCACTAGTTATCGGTTTTTCTCCAAGTGCTTTAGATACACCTGCTGCAACATTTTCGTTTCTTGTAGATTCTGCAAAAGTATTTATAGATTCCATTCCAGCTTTTCCAGCATCTTTTGCCATTTCAGAAACATTAGGTAAACCCTCTCCTCTAGCAATAGCCGCTTCGGCATCAGCTCTTAAGCCAGGTGTTCTATCTACAGTTATTGTTTCGTTTGCTTCCAATTTTGGTTTAGCAAACCAACTAGTTTTTACTTGTCCTTGTCTTGCTAAAGATTGGATATATGCTCTAGTTTCAGGCGTGTTTTTTAAAGAACTTGATGATACTGTAATAGTCTCTCTTGGACCATTTATAGTAGTATTGTTAGTTTCAAAAAGAGATGGCTTGAGTTTCGCACGAACATCGTCAGTTAAATTACTGTCAATGTATTTTCTTCTTTTAAATTCACGTGTTGCTGAAGGATCGAAATCATCTAATAATCATCCATATTTAGTATACTCTGGATTTTGTTCTGGTTCTTGAGCTACTGCTATTGTACGTTTATTTTTGCCAATTCCTCTACTCTTTACATTAAATCCAAATTTTTCAAGTAACTCAGAAAGATTTGGCATTTGATCATCACTAATATTTCTACCTCTTAAAATTCCTTGAAGAACTTCTTCTGCATTATTGGATTTATCAGTAAGCGCTTTAACTTCTTCTGGAGTTAGTACAATATCATTATCTCCAATTTTCAAACTATAAGACTTAGCACTTGGTTTTCCTTTTATTTTACTAATTTCACTAGCTAAAGCAGATTCACCACGTCTTACATGAGCACTATGTCCAATATTAATTACAGATTGAATACCAGCACTTAACTTAAGTAAATCGTTTGTGTCTCAGTCTTTAGGATTTTTTGATAGTACAGATGCAGCTTGGCTTAAACCAAGTAAAGAAAACGCTTTTCCTAAAGGTACAGCAACTCTTGTTACAGCTTTTGCTATTTTTGCAATTTTACCTGTTTCTCCTAAATATGGAACAAGTGATACTAAATCAAGTCCTGTTGCTAATGCAGCTTGACCTCAATCACTAGCATCCAAATGTCCTTTACGTTCTTTAGCAGCAGACATAAATAATCCAGTAGAGCCTAATCCTGATACAGCACCGGCTATAGATCCTCCTGGAACCAAACCTGCAATAGCACCAGCTACGTCAATTCCTGCAGCAATTATTTCTTTTTGATCAGCAGGTGTAAGTGTTTCTCAAACATTAGATGAATATGCTAATGGAGATTCTTGAACAGATATTTGTTCTGGTTGGTTTGGGGCAACTGATAATTTACTTCCCATTTGTAATTTTGCAGGAAGTGGTTTTAATTCAACTTTACCACCTTCTTTATGAACTCTTGCGAATCCACCTCCAGGTTGATATTCTACACCTCTACGTTTACCGCTAAGTGTACCATATAACATTTGACGATGATTTGGTTTAAGATTCTCGTTAATAATCGCATTTACTAAATCAGGATCTAGTTGTATCATTCTTCCATCTCCTGCACGAGTAAAAAAGTTTCCATCTCTATCTTCAAATATTTGATATGGTATTGTGTCATGCGAATCAGAACCTCAGTAATTTCCAACTAGACCGTATTCTTTACCATTAATGTTTTGCCATCCACTATAGGCATTCATTGGATTTCAATTTCTATTTAAGAATTTATATCCTTCAGGAATGTAATTTAATCTGCCTACTGTAGGAATATAGTAAAACGGATTTCTAAATCCTCATTGTCCAGAACCAATATCATTAAAGTCATATATTTCATATAATGTATTACCTTGAGTATCATATGAATTAGTAATATCAGCTAATGCATAAGCACCTTTTCCTAATTCGTTTCTTAATTTATAAGAAGAATAAGGCATATAATGAACGTCTGAATTGTATGTTACGTAATGATTTTCGTTATCTGTAAAATTTAACAATTCTCCTACATTTTTTCAAACGTCATCTGTACTCTTCGCGCTATTGTTGGCTCTAATTACATCGTTCATTATAGCAGCTAATTGTACATTTTTAGCTACTTCTTCAGGTTTATAAATCCTATTTTGGTAAACAACTGAATTTATATATGAATCATCTAATCCAAATTGTGCGAGTCTATCCTTGTTTATAAGGTATGGTCTAGAATCAGATGGAGTAAACGAAGTATAAATTGCATCTTTGATTGTATCATTAGTTCCATCTCCAATCTGTATCTGTCAAGTTCCGTCTTCATTTGTTGCATTTGCCTTTATTTTTCCATTTTCATCAAAAATATTTGTCTTTGGCTTTTGTTCAGATGAAGATTCTCCACCAGAAACTGTAGATCCATTTCCTATATTAAAATAAGCTAATAGTTCTTTAGTAGTTTCAGATACATCTTCCCATGGTTTGGAACGTACTTCGTTTAATGCATTATCAATAATGGTTTGGGCTTTAGTTCTATCTCCTGCGTTATTATATCAGCTTCTTAGAATAGCTTCGTTGTCACCTAATTTTTCCTCTCATTGATTCGAATTATCCCATGTATCATCAGATAATCAATCTAAATAAGATTTAAATCTATCTATAATAAACTGATTTTTAGGATTAGAAGAAAACACTTGCTTTCCCTCAACTGTGTCATAATCAAAATTAGCTTTTCTATTATACGCAATAGCTTTTGAAGTAGTATCGTTTTTAGAAGACTGAGTTTTATTTACAACTCTTGATACTATATTTAAAGCTTCGTTAATTGCCTCTTTTGCCCGATAAGTGTTGCTATCTGTAATTGCTTCTCATAAATTTTGTTTTCCTTCTCTTAAAAAGTCCAATTCTTTATCGTTTAGGTTAGATAAAGCAGATACTGAAATTTCATTTTTTGCACGATTTCCAACAAATGTTCCAGAGGCAATAGTACTAGAAACACCTCCAAGATATGCACGATATCTCGGATTCAATGATGCAATTTCGTTATTTATTTGAGTTAATTGATCATCATTTATAGTAAATGTCTGACCATCTAGTATTAAATTGTATGTTTTTGGTATACCACCATTTCCTTGTAAAAGTTTTCTCACTTGACTCATATTTCATTAATTTTAAAAATTAGTCATTATATTAAAAACCGGGGATTGCTAATCCCAACCCCCGGTATATCTGTCATCAGTGAGAATCTTACTTAACTTTAAGACCTCCACAAGCTTTCTTACATTTTGCCATTTTGCCGCCTTTCTTAAATACAGGAGCTTCCTGTGGAGCTCCACCCTGAGCGGCTTGCTGAAGCATTTCCATAGCCATCTGAAGAACGGCTGCTACTGCATTAGGATCTCCAATTTCCTGGAGTAACATCTGAAGTAACTGTTGTGCAACCTGTGCTAATTGCTCTTCTGCACCACCGACTGGTGCGCCACCTTCTACTGGGGCTCCGCCTTCTACAGGAGCACCTTCAGCAACTGGAGCGGCTTCAGGAGCAGCTCCACCCATTTGATACTTACGTAATTTCATTTATAATCGATTATTTAAGTTAAACATAAAATTTTCATTTATACATTGTTCATATATTCGAGGTCAAATATAGTAAACATTTTTGAAAATTCCAAATTTATTTTAAATTTGTATATATTAATCTATTTTACTAACTTTGTATCTAGCTAATGAACAAAGAGTCGGAACGAGCAGAATTGCTACTCGACTAACTATATTTACTCATTGAGCTTTTATTTGCCCCGCCTGTTATAGACGGGGCTTTTTTATTTTAGTTACTTTGAGATAGAATTAGTAAATCATAAATTTGTTTTCTTACTCAGATTTAAGTTCATATCTTTCGTCAGCAACTTCTTGAGTTAAATAATTACTAAGTTCAGACTGTTTTGCAACTGGATCTTCTCCGTAAAGATCATCATAATATTCCTGATGTGTTACAAATCCATAGTCATAATCGTCATTGTTTCCAGGGAAATCCTGTAAATCGTTAAATGAACCACTAGTTGCAATTGGTGCTAAATCAGACATTGCATTAGTTACTGTTTCATTAACATAAGTTTCCATTTCATTTCTAGTTACATCACCACTACCTCCACCAGAAGGCAAGTTTTCAATTGCGTTATTTACATAAGCCTCAGTTGCATAATCTGCAGATTCAATTGTATTTACTCTACTGTTAAGATCGTTTAATGAAGATGACGTGACAAGTTCATTATCCTCAATTATTTGTCTTAATTCAGAATCGTCGTATGTTTCAGATGTTGCTACATTAATTCTAAATTTAGATATAGTACCATATAAATGATATGTACCATCTCCCGTATCATCCATCTCCATATCAGTTAAAGCGGAAATTATTTCTCCATTATTCACAGTTGTAACATTAGGTTCTTCTGTTAATTCAATTCCAGAAATATAACCACTATCGTTATCTAATTGCGAAACCGAAGTAGGAATCATTTCTGTTGTTGCATAACTTCCAGACATTTCTTCTAAAGATTCGATTCTGCTACGTAAATCACTATCATCATAAGACGTACCTCCAGATTCTTCAATAGATGAAATTCTACTATCAAATGAAGAAATATCGTTATTCATATCTTCGACTTTGCTAACTAAATCAGATAATCCACGATTAACGTTATCAAAATCAAATATATCTCCAGAAATGTTACAACTAACATTAGCAGCAGGAATTATTGCATTATTTTCAACCCATTGCTCTGTTGCATATCCTGCATTCTCTAATGCTGCTAATCTTGATGGAACAGAAGACTCTATAGATGCTAATCTAGAATTTAAATCAGAAATGTTTCGATTATTTGTTGAAATACGTGTATCAAATCTGCTTAGTTTTTCGTCCAATCCTGTTAATATGTCTAAACCTTCAATATCTTCACTTTTTATATATCCGAGACTTTCTAACAAAGATTCGAGTTCTGTATTTTTAACAAACAAATTATGATTAATCTGTTTTAATGTATTTACATCTCTTTCTAATGTTTGTATTCTGTTTAATAAAGCAGATTCACTATCTGGATTTTGAGATTTGATTAACTTTAATACAGCTGCTAATATTTCTTTTTTAAATTTTTCAAATTTCACACTTTCACAACAATCACAATCACATCCATGTTTATGATGATTATGTTTGTTATTTGATTCAATATCGCCAAATTCAAATGGTTCTCAATTTATTCCATTTCAATAGCAATATTCATCATCCTTATATCAAATGTAATTTTTTGGAGGCATGTTATCATCATACCAGATTTTCATTAGTTTCTCTCCATAAGGATTTAAACGTCTTGGAACTTGTTTAACTTCTACTTTTCCCATGTTTAAAGTATTAATTGTTAACGTATTCTGGGTCTCTATTGTCTTGTGCATCCATTTCTTTAAAGATATATCGACCCAATGATTTATAATCTTTATCTTCTTTAGATACGTACGCGCGTTTGGCTTTTGCGATTATTACTTTACTAGATTTTCTACTAAAGATTCTTTCTCCGCCTTGTAATTCCGCTTGTACTTCTCCGTCTGAACCATAAACATATAACCTATTAACATTTAATTCAGGATGAGTATCTTCTTCATCCTCATCTTCAATTTCTTCGTTTATATTATTTATTTCAGAAAACAAATCTGTTTTATCTCCAGCTTTTACTCCTGAATTAGCATTTAATTCAATAACGCAAGAAACAAATTCAGAGTCTTCTGTAATATATTCTTCAGATAAAGGTTTCCCTTGTTTAACAGAAATTACAACTCCGTCTTGATTTACAAAGATTATATCCAATGGAATAGTTGTATCTTTCATTCAGAAAGAAATAGAAGCTTGCGGATCATCAGAATAATCAAAAAGCATACCTTCGTCTGGTTCCATTGATTCAACATCTTGTAAACCACGTTCTTTTTCTTCTTCAGTTTCTGCGACAAGAAGATTGTACATGTTATTACCAATTTGAACTTCAATTCAATTTTCTTGAGTTTCAAACTGACCACCTTGAGCAAACACGTTAATTCCATTATTTTGCAAATAATAAGCAATCATGTTAGCTAATCCAGATAAATTTGATTCTGTTATATTATTTGGATCAAAGTTTTTGTCTGGAAGAACCGTATTTAATTTTTTAATTAACTGTGGATACTCTGCAAATTGATTTTTAATTTTATCAATAGGGGGAAGTATTTGATTAGCAACAATTCTGTGTATATCTTCTTTATCTGCTTTATCTCTTTTTATATCTGATTGTGCTATTGCAGCAGTAGAAACAACAGATCCTATAGGACTTCCGGAAAGAAAACCTTGTATATCTTGCAACATTGCCATTAAAACAGCATTATCTGCCTTATTTTGATTATTTGCCATTTTCAACCTCCTCTGTTATCATTCCTACGTTGTCTTGCGTATTTTCGATTAATTCTTCAGCAATAAGTTTTCCTGCTTCAATCATTGCTTCGTCTGAACCATCTTTACGTAATTCTTCAAGACGTTTAGTAACATCTAATCTAAATATAATTTCAGAATGTTCAATTTCTGCAACTTGTTCTCCAACTTCTCCGCCTTCTGCTGCCATCACTGGAATACCTTTCTTTGTAGCATCTTCAAGATCTGGGTTTAGTTCAGCAAGATTGTTTTTACGAGCATGTAAAGCACCTTCTGGAAGAATGTTAGAATCTATTCCAACTACGCCGCCATTCTGAAGTTTTTGTGTATCTTCTTTAATCTCTTGACGTTTAGCAAGAATAGAACGAACTTCATCTAATGACATTAATTTTGTGCCTTTTCTTCCTACTGTTACTCCAAGATAATTTTGTCCAGCGTAACGATTTATGTTTTGATGTTGCAAATCTTGATAATAATCAGATTGCTTACGCATTGTATTGGTTTCATTAATTTGTGCAAGAAGTCTGTCATTTGCTCTTTGTGAATTAATAAAATCGTTAGCTTTATTCTTTCCAAATAAAAACAATTTACTACCTACATCTTCTGCGGCTCGTATATCTGCAACGGTTCCAGAATAGCCACCTTGCATTTTTTCAGCTTCATTTGACATTCTAAAAGAATCACTTCTGCCACCACCCAAACCAAACGCTCCAGCAATTTTTCCAAGTCCTCCTCAGATCATTGAATTACCAGGAAGCATGTTCATCATATTGTTAAAAGAAGCAGACGTTCCTATTCCAGCTCGTTTTGCAGAATCTTTATTAATATTGCTTAAGTTCGTTCCTGTAGCAGTACCAATAGCATCTATGGCACCAGTCGCAGCAGCAATGAGTTGGCCATAACCAGGAATCATGGCCAATCCTTTTCTTATCGCTGACTGTGATGCTCTTTGATCATCAGAAAAATCATCTCCGTATTTATTTCCTATAGCAGAACCAAATCCAGATAACATGTCTCCTGCTGCAGATCCTCAAGACCCCATACTGTTTAAACCGTTTCAGAAGCCTCCTGCTGTATTTTGTTCATTTGCCATATTATATATTAATTAAAGTTCTAATTGCGGTAATAATGGCTAAATCTTTACCGGAATATCTAATACGGATTTTAGCCCATTTATCTCTTATTCTTGCTTCTTTAGCAACTAGACGTTCGTCGGTTACTAATAGAGGTTCGATTTGTGCAAATCAACAGCCTCCTTTATATTGAATGTTTCCAATTCTACGTCCGAATTTATAGATGTCCTTAAACGGCTGTCATTTAGTTAACAACGATTGATTGAGCCTTTTATCAAAATAATAAAAACCTTTAGGACTTCTTTTATTAGTATTTCTATCAGTCTTATCACCATGAATATCAGATGTTGTTTGCGAGTTATGATTGTATTCTTCTCTTATTTCTTCAACATCTGCTGCCACAATATCATCACGATTAAATATGTAGTCATCACCGATAACTGTTATTTCCATTTCATTTGGTTGCACATTATTTGAAATTATCTGTAAATTATCAAACATTTTGGCAATTCCGATTGGATCTGATACTACAAATTCGAATTCAAAACCATTTTCATTACTATATCAACTTGAAACGTGTGTGGCAGTGCTGGTATGATATCCAATGCTATTTGCATGATGCCAAATGCGGCATTTATTAGGATTCTGTTCTGTTAAATCAAAATTTAATGAATAGAAGTTGTCATCAATGTTTTCTGAAACAATTGGTTTTCAATCGTACCTTGTGACCCAAAGATTTTGTCGCTCATTATAGCAAATTGAGTATAAATCGTTTGTTTCAACATCATCTCATGTAAACATTAAGTCTCCCTTCATCGCGTTATAGTGTGTTCTAATATCCTTGGAGCCCATCTGAATAATCAATGGTTTTAAATTATCTTTTAGATATGTTTCAATTTTCATATCTGAAATTGTTTCAAAACCTTGTCTATCGGAGAACCGTCATACTTTTCTTGCATCAACATCAATACCATAAATTCCTATAGGTGTTCTTATAACAGAATGTTCGTATTTAGAACCATAGTCTTGAGATATAATTGTCATTTCATCAGGAAGTACACCGTATCCATAAATATGAATTGCTTCTCCTGTTGTTGTCTGAAGTAATGCCTTAGGATTTACAGGCACTAATCCAAGCCCATGCTCCATTACAACAAATATGTTTTGGCCTAAAGAAATTAATTTGGTAATAGCACCATATTGTTTATCATAATCCTTATATGCTAGACCTTGGAAAGTTCTATATCCATTTGTAAATGCATCTGTAACATTTACATTAGAGAACATTATTCTATTAGAGAATTCGGATTTAGAATAAGGAATGTCTGGCATTATATTATAACGTTTTCTCCCAACAGTTGCGGATAAGCCATCGTTTAATAGGAACGATTCTTCTATTTTATTTCCGGTTGCCGTAGACATACTATTTAGTGGATAGAATGATCGTGGCGATCCTAATAATGACATTTCGTCAGTATGAAGTGTATCAATGCAACGTAAACCTAAATTATACGACGATAAACATTTAAAAGTCACCCAATATCCTAAATCAACCGTATTCACATCTGAGAGATTTACTTCACTCCATGGATCTACTGGTTCTTCGGAATTATTTTCTCCGGATTCTTCATCTTTTAAGGCCAGTAACATATTGTATCATCCCTCTGGTTTTAAAATCTGATCGGCAACTGGTGCAGTTGGATCTATAAAGTTATTGAGAATGCGCATTGTTACTGTATTTGTATAACAGTCACCATGATAAACATCAACACTATTATAGTTTAGATTAGTATCGTGAGTTATAAGATTTCTTTTAGATACGCAATAATACTCAGATAAATCCTGTTGTCGAACAAGAAATAGATTGGTTAGATTAGTAGTTTTTTCATTTAATCTAATCGAATATATTTTTGATGCATTTAAATCGTTAGACGCAATTCCTATATATGGTGTAAATTTACCTCTAATAATATTCAAATCATAGTTGTCGTTATCAGATCTAATACTGTATATTGGAATTTTATAATGTATATCCTTATAGTATGATAATGTGGTATGTTTAAATTGATCTACTTCGGTGGCGATTCCTGCAATATTACTAAATTCGTAATTGTCTACAACTTTAATGTTTGTGTTTGGTGCAATATAAATGCATTTTAATTCTTTTAAAGTAGAGCTCGGATTAACATAAACATAGTTTTCATGATCAATTTTTAGATAGTTATCGTTATAATATAGATCTTCCTCTTCTTGGTCTTCGTTTTTAGCACCAAATGAACAATCTACATTATATTCATCAATTACTTGGAACATCGAACCATCTAACATACTTCCAACAGAATTATTTATACATGGATCCAAACTTAATAA